ACCATATTGTTATCAAAAATTTTGTCGTTTAAAAAATGCCGGGGAATTGCACCCCGGCAATCACTCCAATTAAAAACCAAACTATAAACACAAATCAAAAATCTCTATTTAATGGCCATTCGAGCCCGCCGTACCGTGCCAATCTCTTCAATTAAAAACTGGCGGCCTCGCTGCGTCCAGTATAGCTGCTGGCGCGTGCGCTCTTGGCCTTCGCGGTTGACGTAAGGAAACGTTTTATATTGCGAGTAACCCATACCGCTATAAGCAGCGCACAAAGCATAGGCGCCGTTAACCTCGCGAATAACATGATGACCTTTAAGCCACTTGTGAAGCGAGTAAGCACTCGAAAAACCCAACTCGTTAGCCAGCTCAGTGCTGCTGATGAGCGACGACGCATTGAGCACCTTATTGCAATACTCAACCTTTGGCGCCTGCTCCATAAGCTGCGTGCGCTGCTCGGTGGCTATGCTCATATATTGTTCTTTGGCAGCACGTTCGTCCTTAAGCTTCTGAGCCAGCGTAATGATAAGGTCGGGATTCTCTATCAACTCATTCAGCTTGTTTTCGGTGGCGGTAAAACCATGGCGCATCAGCTCTTTAATGCGGTCGTTGCACCAGATGGCAAACGATGGAGACAGCCAGCGGGCAAATTCAAGGGCGACATCTTCGTGCATCCAGGTGCCTGGATTGTTACCACCCTTCGTAACATACACTAAATCAGCCAAAACGCTTTTTCTCACTTTGGAAAGCTCTGTTAAAAATGACTTAGTCGATTGATTTTGGAGCCAGTCAGAAGTTCTTTTATTGAATATTGCAGCCATCTGAGAAGCATTAATCATTAAATTGACACTTCTCATAAATTGGATCGATATTCCATTATACTCAAATGTAGTTTGTAGCATAAACGTGTTATTTTTTATCAATTACACATTGACTATATTTGTATCATTAAGACATGACAAACGTAATCGCATTTTGCGAGAAATGCAAATGTTTGCGATAAAAATTTTGAATTATGCGAGAAAATAATCATAATAGATTAATACTCAATAGAATAAAAGAGCATTATAAATTAAGCAATGATACTCAGTTAGCTAATTTTTTAGGTATAACATCTGGCACTCTAAGCGGTTGGGCTACGAATAGAGGGATTGGTAATTGGGATTTGATTTTCGAGAAATGCGAAAACATTGATCTAAATTGGTTGATTAAAGGAAGTGAAGTTTCGCATAATGCAATAAGTGAAGTAAATGAACCGATAGCCACATATAATCGAAAGTGCTTAAAATGTGAAGCATCCGAACGGCTAATAAGTAAGCTTGAAAAAGAAAATGAACGCCTTTGGAAGCTCATTGAGCGGGAAGAGCAAACCCGAAAACAAGCCTGAGCGTAGTATGGCGAAAAATAAATATATTGAACAATTGATTATTATTTTTAATTTTGTTGATGTTGTTAAACATATTTAAATCAATGACTATGAAAGTTGTATTTTTGCTTCTTTTTGCGGCAATCATCCCGCTTAATGCTCAGGTAACCGAGCAAGGAAATATTAAAGTCATCAACAATTCCGTTGTTTATCAGGCTGTTAAGCCAATAACCGGCAACGCTAAGGCGCAAATTATCAAAGCCATGCACAGTGGCCCATTTACCGATATCGACACCACGTCATTAACATGCAGGATAAACAATTATAGCATTCCATTTAAACGATATGGTTTGTCTGCAATATCAACAGCTATCTACATGCGCGGCGAGTGGGTTGGCACTGTTACATACGAGATAAAAGATGGCAGATACAGAGTGACAGCCAATAACCTGATGGTTAAAGATGCCATAAGCCTCGACTATGGCGGCGGCGTAACTGAAAATCCTCAAATGACGCCTTATGAGCAGTATGTAATGCGTTCGGACTTCACGCTGCGCGGCTCCCAGAAGCAGCCTATAGACATCATGAACACTTTTCTGGACGACATTCTTATAGTTAAGGAGCAAACTGAAACCGATAATAACTGGTAACCATGAGCACAATCCTTGCAATGATATTTTACATAGGCATCATATTTATTATAGCCTATTGGCTCAAGCCCAAACGAAAAATTCAATACGACGCACTCGATAAGCCAGTTAAGAAATCGCGGGCAAAGCATCCAATAAAAGCGGGCATGTTCGAAGTAACCGGCTATCATCATCTATCCGATGAGATGAAGCTACGCGTATGGAAGGAGATGAAAGTAGGCGACGAGCTAACCGTTGAACTCAACCTGGAGAATCAATACGACAATGAAGCCATTAAGGTGCTCTATGGCAACGATCAGATAGGGTGGGTTTCAAAACGATACGAAAAGAAAAGTCATCTTTTTAACTCAATAAAATCGGGCGCTCAATACCAGTTCAAATGCGTTAAAAATTCTCGGCGTGGCGATACTATAAGAGTTAGCGATCAATTAACCGGAGAATGGGGTGATAAATACATGGGTATGGCTCAGTTTGTAGATGTGGAATTTACCAGGATAGGATAAAAAAAGGCGCTCACAAGGCGCCTTTTTTTAATCGCCCAGCCGCTTACTAATAATCTCACTCACCGGACTCATATCGCGCGCCAAGCGGTCGCGCGTGAGCTTGCTATATATCTGCGTGGTCTTTATAGACCGGTGACCAAGCATGCGGCTCACTGTTTCGAGCGATACGCCATTTTCGAGCGTGATAGTGGTGGCAAAGGTATGCCGCGCCACATGGTGGGTGAGGGTTATGGGAATATTGCAGATGGCTTGAATCTCCTTGAGGTAGCCGTTAAACTTTTGGTTTGAGATGATAGGGATAAGCGTGTCGCTATCCTTGTCGGCATACTGCTCTATAATAGCCGCCGCCTGTGGCAGTAGAGGTATGGCGCTCTCTTCGTCGGTCTTGGTGCGGTCGGTGATGATGAACTGCACACCATCGTAGGTGTAAATGTCATCGCGCGTCAGCTTGGCCACATCCTTGTAAGCGAGTCCGGTATAACAGCTAAACAAAAACATGTCGCGCACACTCTCAAGGCGCGGCGTCATGTGGTGACTCTTAAGTTCCTGAAGCATCTCGATACTCAGAAACTTGCGCTTGGCAGGCGCCGGCTTGTTGGTCTTGAAGTCATCGTAAGGGTTGGCGGCTATCATTTTGCGCTTATGCAGGAGCTTGGTGTATTTCGAGAGCTGCTGGTGCCGCTTATTGATGTAAGCCACGGCGCGATTTTCGCCCAGCATCCAGTTGTCAAAGGCCTTTATATTAGCAACCGTCAACGCCTGGATAGAAGGGAATAGCCCTGAGCGCGTAATAATGTTGCAAAGGCTCTTGATGTGGTTGTAAGTTCCAATGGCCAAGCCTTTCTGCTGCTCCGCTTCGCGCAGGATGAAGTCGGTCAGCGAGATCACAGCCGCCGGCTCGCTGCTGTGAATGTTGATGGCTGAGATGTCGAAGTAGGCACCTCTATTCAAGGCATCAAGTTCGCACTCCTGCACGCGCTTTCGGATGTCGTTAAGGTTACCATTGAGTTTGATGGCGTTGGGATGCTTCACCACGCACTGGTTTTTCTCGCTCCACTGCGCCGGTGTCACATAGATGCCCGTCGACATAAATCGAACCTGTCGCATATAGGTCACACGCAGCTGAATGAGCGCCGTGCCATCGTCGCCAAGCTTGCCTCGCCGGTTGAAAATAAACTTATAGGTTGACTGCATAGCTGTTGTACTGGTACAAATGCGCTCAAAGAGGGTAAAATTATTTCACCATAACCAAACGAGAAATGCTTGATAGTGCCGATAGATGAAGGGATAGAAACAAAAAAGGCAGTCAAATTTGACTGCCTTTGTGATCCAGGAGGGACAATATTACCTATTATTAATCAGTAACTTATCAATATAAATCCAACTATAGTACAACTAATCCATAAAATACAACTCCGCTTCGCGCTCTCGTCGAGTCTTGAGACCAGGTAAAACTCTTTTCTCACCAGGCTCATCAACCAAGCCGTCACCGTCGTTATCTACCTTATCATGAGAGCCGTCGCCCTTATTCCATTGAAGGAACTCGTTGGCTATAGTTGCGTCATTAGGGTTCTTTCTGATCTTCTTCAGCAGCGTCGCCCCTCCAAAGTTACCAATACCGAGGTTGAAAACAAACGATACTATCGCATCGAACTGATTTTGATTCACTTTCAGAGCCAGTTTATTAACTAATACCTCCACTTCGGCCACATCTTCGATCAGCAGCTCTTCGGCCTTAGCCTTTGTGATGACATCACCAGGCTTCACATTGCGGGTGTGACCATAACCAATGGTCCATTTGTCATTAGGGCATAGATAGGCCGTTAGTCGAAGGCCTTCATACGTCCTAATGATGCTATATGCTAATTGACTAGCTTTCATTTTTATCTTTAATTAGCGGGTTAAGGTCAATGCCAAGATGGCGCTGCGTTTTATCGACGAGAATTTTTTGAAGAAACAATGCTATTCGCGAATCACTGCAGCTAGATTCGTTCTCTAGGCACGAAATAGCTTCGAGAACGCAAAATAGCACGGTTACATAGTTTGCAAGATAAATGCCATCCCACATCACCATCACCTTGCTATCCAGGATAAGTGCAAAAATTATAGAGCCCAAATAAGCTAGTAGACGATAAGCCTTTGATGTTGCTTTTTCTGTTGAAAAATAGCCATCATTTGGCTGCGATTTGTCGGGGTACTTTTTTCGCACCCTGCGGCTCAGGCGATAAGCAGTGATGCAATCGGCAATTACCGCGAATGTCATTATTACGAGCATCCAGCGCGCGTCAAGTATCATTGCGACTAACGACGTCGCAAAGGCCGTCAGGTACTTGATTAAGTAGTTCATTTAAAATATTTTAGAAGGGTTAGAAATTTCGATATTAAAGGACTTTTATACTTAATTATCAAGGCGATGGCAGTAATAGAGCCTATCAATATCAACCAAAGCCAGCTATCTTGTGCCTTGGTCTTAAGGCTGGCGCTTTTTTTCACGCTTATTTTTGACTTTATATCTTCGCTCTTAACCAGGTGCGACGAGTCAGTTGATGACTGCCTTGAAATCGATAAGCCTTTATCTATCTGTTCGCTTCGCCGCTCTACTCGATGCTCGCTTATTGGCAAGGCAATGTATTGGCCGGAGTCGTTCTTAAGGTGGCAATACTTAATATCTGTCACAATAATGCTTCCGGTATTAATGCGAGTCGTATCAATCAGGCTAAAATCAGCAGCTCGCTTGACTTGAAATGAGTCGATGGTTAGTTGACGCTTTTCGCTGGTAGACAGGGAAGAAGTCGTATTTTTTTGAAGCTTGCAAGACGAGCCGAGCAAAGTAGCGCCAAGTAATAAACTATATATTTTCATAATTACACGAGTATTTTACTTGCCTCAACAAAAAAATCATCCGTATCCTCACTACTAAATCCAAGAGCAGCTGCGATTTGATTGACCATATTGCTATCGCGATCGAGCACTGCCGCAGCATCAAAAAGTATTTGAGATACGCCGGTTGCATCAGCATTAATAATAGCCATTAACTCGTTGTATCTATTTATTTTTAATAGATATGCGACACATTGCAGTTTACTTATTGATTGTGGTACCATAATTTGAGGATTGTAGATCCATTTATTTGTTGCAAAATCCTTACGCCAGTTGATAATATCAGAGCTCGTGAATGGTTCCGAGCCATCAATATAATTCTCGAAATTTCCCTCATAGCCATAATACAATGGATAGCCTGTATCCGATAGTGTATATCCGAAGTTCATATCTAAATTATTAACTGGTTAATAG